GGCAAGCCCGGCGTGGGCAAGACCCTGATCACTGACTGGCTGGTGGCTGGCGTGCTCGCTCGTTCTCGGACCATGGAGGAGCTCAAGGCGATTGGCATGCACCCCCGCTCGGACATGTACCTGCGTACGACTACTGAGTTTTGGAACGGCTTCTGCAATCAGTTTGCTACTCTGCTTGATGACTTCGGTCAGTCCGTGTTTGCGCCAGGAGGGCCCAATGAATACATGGATTTCATTCAGATGGTCAACACCGCTCCCTTCCCCCTCAACTTCGCAGACCTGGCCAACAAGGGCCGCGTGTTGTTCAAGTCCAAGCTGGTTATTCTCACTAGCAACATGAACGGGCTTTCGAACATCTACAAGGCTGTCAACGAACCGGAGGCTGTCACGCGGCGTTTCGAGCGTTTTTGCTACTCGCTGGAGGTCGCGCCCGATTTCCTCAGGGAGCCGGGTGGCACTCGTCTCGACTTTGACAAGTTCAAGGCCTACCTCAGAGCGCATGGAGAGCCACCTTGGCATGCTTGGATTGTCACCAAGGTCAAGTTCACTGACAAAGGCAAGATGTGCCCTGACCCAACACCCGTCAGCTTGGAGACCGTCATTGAAGAGATTGTGGCGGCCATTAAGGAGAACAAGGACTCGTATGAGAACTTTCGGACGGACGTGTCGGCTTACATGGCCAAGACCGCGTTGAGTCAGCTGCCTGTGTCTCAGGCCGGTGGCCTTGAGGAGACCCAGCGCGAGGTCGAGCTACTTCGGGAAGATTCCGATCGGCGCTCGGAGGTGGAGAGTGACTACGTTCGCCTCATGCGTGGCCCGGCCCCAGCCGTCGTTGGGGTGTCGGCAGCGGTGCGTGCCGCTCAGGTGGCGGGCATCCAGGAGTGTGTTGGCAACATTACGTCAAGCGTCAACGAGCATGCCAAGGTGGCTTCTACCATTGCCGGTAACCCGTGGTTTCAGGCTATTGCGTTACTCATCGCTGGCTTTGTGGCTCGCCCCTTGCTGTCGAGTCTGTACGACACCATCGTCGGCTTTCTGTTTGGTGCACCCAAGGAAGGGGAGGAGACCTATGAGTTGCCCGAGGCCAGCCGGCGCTGCAACGCTGCCATCAAGCGCAAGCCTCCCAGGCTGCGTGGCGGCATGGCTGCCATCATTGACAGCACCCGCGAGGAGGACTATGAGGAGATTGACGGCAAGTGGTTCGTCAAGGAGTCGGCGTGGGCGGTCATCATGGAGCGCCACAAGGCCAAGGTGGCCAAGTGCACGGCCCCGGCGGACCAACCTCCTGCGCCTCCGGCCGTCGTGCCAGTGGTGCAGTCCAACGCCAAGGCGCCCCAGCTGACCGGCATCAAGAGCCAGAGCTCGGACGGGTTTCAGACTGATCTCTTTGATAAGCTGCGCCGCAACGTTTTCATCCTGCGCTACTGTGGGGAGCAGTTCGCCGCGACTATCGGCCACGTGCTTGGCGTATCGAGCAAGCTCTACGTCATGCCGGATCATTTCCGCCGCACTGTCCGGACGTGGATTGACAAGGGACACATCACTTCAGACGCTTTGTTGGAGATGCGTAATGTTGCGCAGCCCGACTTTGCCATTCCCATTCGTGCCCACCATCTCATTACCATGCGCGTGCACGAGTTTTCCGGTCGTGACTTGGTCGCCTTCGAGATGGACGTGCGGGCTGTGTCCGACATCGTGCGTTTCTTCATCACAGATGCGGATTTCAAGACCATGCGCTACACGGACGTGATGCTGTCTGGCGCCTCTGTCACCAAGGACCTCTCTGGCCGGCCTGTCTTCCAGTGGCTCACTCAACGTGGGGCTGGGGCGCGTCATGATGACGTTACGGCCAGCCATGACGGCGAGCCTGTGGCCATTGCCAATTCCATCAACTACCAGATAGCTACCAAGGCCGGCGACTGTGGTGCTTTGTGCACTCTGGCCGATCTCTCGCGAGGTTCACGTGTGGTTTTGGGCCTGCACACCGCCGGCTTGACCGACGGTAAGTGGGGCTGGGCCAGTGTGCTGACGCAGGAAATGCTCGGTGCCGCGTGCAAGTCCTTTGGTACTATCCGTGACAGCCCTGATGCGTCTCAGGTTGCTGTGTCCCAGAGCGCCAGCTTCCCGCTGACGGGGCCCATGATGGTTTTGGGCAAGACGGCACTTGGTGTCAGTGCGAACCCGAACAGCATGCTACGGCATACCCCGCTGTACGGTCAGTGGGGCCCAGACCCTCGGCAGCCCGCCGCGCTCAAGGCCTTCCGGTCGCCAACGGGCTACGTGTCGCCCATGGTCAATGCGCAGGAGCGCTACCAGACGCCGTTGATGGCTCTGGACCATGCGCGCATCAAGCGGGCTGGAGGTATTGCCATGCTGCCCCATCTCAGGCACAGCGAGAAGCATTTGCGGAGGGTGCTCACATTTGAGGAGGCGATCGCTGGCATCCCTGGTGAGCCCGGCTTCGAAGGCGTTCCGCGCAACACGTCTGCTGGCTACCCCTACGCCGCTATGGGCATCCACGACAAGAAGGGCTTCTTTGGTGCGGAAGGCCCTTACGACTTTAGCTCCGCCTTGTGTGTTGAGCTGCGTGCACGCGTGGAGCACGTGTTGGACTGCGCCAGGCGCGGACTGCGGTGTGAGCACTTCTTCATTGACTTCCTAAAGGACGAGCTGGTTTCACCCCAGAAGGCCCAGGAGGGCAATACCCGGCTCATTTCATCCTGTCCCCTGCCCTTGCTTGTGCTGCTTCGCATGTACTTCATGGCCTTTACTGCTTCACAGCAGAATTGCCGCATCGTCAATGGAGTCGCCATCGGCACCAACCCCTTCTCAGAGTGGCACATCGTTCACCGCTTCTTGACCTGCCACGATGGGGGGGTCGTTGCGGGCGACATCAAGGGGCTCGACCGTTCGCAGCAGCCAGCCATTCAGGACGAAGTACTGCGGCAGATCAACCTGTGGTATGGTGGCAGCGCGGAGGAGGAGCTCGTGCGCAGGGTGCTCTTCGAGGAGCTCATCGCGTCCCGGCATGTGGTGCCTGATGGCCCTGGCCCAGCGCGGACGGTGGTCCAGTGGTTCAAGAACCTGCCTAGCGGGATTTTTGGGACTGGTAACTTCAACTCGCTCTACGTGCTCATTTGCCTGATCATGTGCTTTGAGGAGGCCACGGATGTGGCCACCGCGCGCGAGTACTGGTCGTTCGTCAAGTCCATCGTGTATGGCGACGACAACGCCAGCAACATTGCACGTGTCGTTTTGGACCGCTACAACTTCCACACGCTCAAGAAGTTCATGCCCCTGGTGTCGGGGCTGATCTACACGTCGGACCGCAAGGAGGAGCTGACCACTCCGGCTAGCAGAAGCATCGAAGAGGCTAGCCTCATCAGCCGGGGTTTCAGGGTCGAGGATGGCGTTGTGTACTGCCCGCTCAAGTTGGAGAGCGCGCTTTATGCTTCGTACTGGTCGATGGACAAGCGCACCTTGCAC